CTTTGCATAAGTTTTAGTTAATAATTAGGGTACGCTTTATGCTGCCCTTTTTTTATTGAACATAATATCTTCCAGCATTTGGATTGTCTAAATGGTAAATTACGTTATACCTTATTCCGTCTATTGCGTGGTTGTATGAATCTACATATAACTTCGATGATTTATCTGAAAATATATAATTATTTAGCTCTTTAGCTATGTTAGTTGATTCAGGAGTTATTACTAAGTGATAGTCTTGCATACGTGTTATACCACTTTCAATAGTTCCTTTCTTTACAGGTTTAATGTTTACTCCTAAATGCTTTAAGTCTGCTATTAGACGTGGCTCTGCTGAGTCTGCTATGATAAGCTTCTGTCCTACCTTGTCTAGTATTATCTGTGCTAGTTCATTTGACTTCAAACCATTCTTGTATATATGTTCCTTAAGATATATCCTTTGTTTCTTTTTGTCTATTGCTACTTCAGTCAATGAATCAGGATCAACTGAGAAACCAAAGTCCATACCACAAGAAGTCTGTAAGTTATCAGGATTAAATTCTCCTATACTCCAATTATCAAATACTACACCATCTGCTCTGTCTAACCACCCTCCGAGTATTTTATGTTGATACTTCTTAAAGTTATTGTGTTTTATAGTCTTAATACGCTCTAGGAAGCTTTCTGAGAGGTTTTCTCTGTTATCCTCGTATGTACTATGGATATAACATACATTGTCTTTAAAACCATTAAAACCTGCTTCAACTCCTTTGTCTTCAAAAAACCTTTTATATATCCAATGCTCTTTAGTAACAGGATTAAGTATAAGTATGATTCTATTCTGTATATTCTTTTCTCTAATACTTAAATCTATTGTATCAAATATATCTTCATCAATAAGTTCTTCTGCTTCATCAAGTACCCAAGTGCTTACTCCTTGTAATGACTTTAAACTTGCAGTCTGATTACCAGCTGATGTTTTAATACCTCTAAATAGTATGTCTGATTTATTCTTTAGATTGACTACCTCTGCTTTATTTACACTAAATGTATTCTCATATCCTAATAGTATTATCTTTTCTAAGAACTCAGGAATGATTGACAAGTGAGCTGATACCATTGTAAAACGTGTAAACAATACTCTAATGCCTTCTGTCATTGTTAGTAGTGTAAGAAAGACTGTAACAGCAAATGACTTACCTGATCCTCTACCACCTGTAATAATGTAGTATCTAGCTTTAGATGAAAATAGTTCTTCGTATTTCTTATTCAGTATCAATTCCTGTAAGTTTAATAACAGGTTCAGTTTCTACAAAGTTAATGATAGGCATATTTAGACTTTCTTCATTAGTTGTTACATCAACTCTTTGTTGTGGTTTACCATAGAAGTATTCAAAGAATAACTTAACTGCCCATTGTTCTTTCTTTTCTAATCCTTGTTGTAGTGAGTCTAGTGCTAGACTATTCATAGGTGTTAGATTCTCTATAAGCTTTTGTTCATCTGACCTACTAGGTCTTCCTCCTTTGTTTCCTTTAGTTCCTTTATTGTTTCTTCTTCCGTCCATTTTATTCAGTTTAATTCAGTTATCTAATCTTTGTAATATAATAGAAATTACTCATATTCATTTGGTAGCATTAGTCTTATACCTAGTTCATACAATGCCCATATCCTTATTTGATCTGCATATACTTCAAAGTCTTTAGTGTTCAGTGTAGCTGTACTATTTACTACTTGTAATCCTATTTGTTTATTGTTTATATCTATACTTTGCCATTCACTAGCAAACTTTACTTTAAGTGTATCGTGCATTTCATCAGGAAAGTAACCTAGCTCTGATGCTAATGGTTGTACTATACAAGCCCAATAATAATTGTTCTGCATTTTGCTTCTATTATTTTTTTGTTTCTTAACATCTACAATATAGTCATTACCTAATTCTTTTAGATAGTCAAATAACTTTTGCTTGTCTTCACTATTGTTTATTACGTACTTCATTAATCAAATGATTCATTGATACCTCTTTCTCCTACTAGCTTTTCTTTAGCACCTGCCCATAGTTTATTCCTTCTCTTAGTTAGTGATGGTTCTGTACGTTTAATTGTAGGCATACCTTCTTCTGGTTTACTATCCATCCATAGACCACATTTACATCTAGCTTCTATTGTTCTCCAGCCATTGTCTCTATATCTAATAGTCTGTTTACCTATTTCTTGTGTGTTACCACATTTGCAACTATATAGTGTCATAATATCTTTAATTGTTTTTCTTGCTTATTAATTCTATCTTCAGCTATGTTAAAGTATTTGTCATCTTGCTCTATTCCTATAAAGTTTCTGTTTAAGTTCTTTGCTGCAACTCCTGTTGAGCCACTACCCATAGTGAAATCTAATACTGTTTCATTTTCGTTTGTGTATGTTTTAATTAGATATTCCATTAAAGCTATTGGTTTTTGTGTTGGGTGAAATTTATTTAATTTTCTTTCTGCGTTACTACCTATTTGTCCAGGTTTTTTATATTCCAATATTCTCATAGGGTATCTTAAATCGCTTTTATACTCAGCGTCTTTTACACAATCAAATATTTCTATTTTTTCAGTACCACCTTTTCTTTTATACATTTTGCTTTGTATCATTTGCGGGTTGTATAATGGTTGTTTAGAATAAAAAATACTTATTTGTTCAATGTTGTTCATTGGTCTTTTTCTACATTGAAAAGGGTCACTTCCATTAGGTTTTACCCAAATCCAATCATACTTATAGTTTTTAATATTACTCATTCTCAAAGCACTACTAAAAGGTTCTGAACCAAATAAAACTATTGCACCGTTTGGCTTTATTATTCTATTAAGTTGCTCCCACATTAAATCAAAATCAATAACACTATCCCATTTGCAGGCTGTAGTGCCATAAGGAGGGTCTGTTATGATAGCGTCAACACTTCCTGTCTCTATAGTTCTCATTACTTCTAAGCAGTCTCCTTTATACAGCGTCATTGTAGTTTATCTAGTTCAAAGTGTAAGTGGTTTATAGCTTTTCTTATATCTTGTATGCCACCATCACTATGTTTGTTCTTAGCTCGTAATAGATAACTTACAGCTGTTGCCATATTGTAGCTTAGATCAAAGTCTTCTACTACTCTACGTGCTTCATATCCAAAAACCTTACCAACGTAATAGTCAGGTATTCCTAGTTCTTCTTTGCTCATTAACATCTTAGGATTGATTCCTTCTTTCTTTGTCATTTTCTAGTATTTTAATTAGTCCGTCTTGTGAATGTAAAGGTCTAGCATTAGTAAACTTTCTATATTCTTCAGGAGAGTATATAAGCTTTACTTCTTTTACTAAGTCTTCATTGTATTTCACTACTCATCTACTTGAGTAGTGCATCTTATTTCTTTTTAGGTGTGCTAAGTAACTCATTGGCTGTATTTTTTATATAGTTTCTTTATAGCATCAAAGCAAGTTGATATACAAGAACCACAATTAGTATTAGTTTGATAGTTTGTATTGTATATTGTATTGTAAGTTTCTATCATTTTCTTTTTAGCTTGTACGTTCTTAGCCCTTCCTGTCTTTAAGTCTTCCCACATATTTAATATAGCATCTATTATTTCTTGTGGTAAGTCATCAGGTGCTTTCATAACCTCTGACGTTTTATCCCAATACTTTTGAGGACAATGCTGGTTAGCTATACGTGCCTTGATTTTCATAAAGCACATACAAATTTTGCAACTTCCTGTTGGCTTGTAATAGTAAGCACAACCTTTACAAATTTCTATCCTATCTTCATAGACTTCATTCTCTACAAAGAACCTATTCATTTCTTTCTCCAATCAGGATGTCTAAAGCCAAACATCATTACAAAACTATCATTCTTTACAGGATCATACATCTTCATTTAATTCATTTTTTAGTATTGTTCTTACTTTGTCTATTGTTGTAAATAAGCTATTCCTACTTATCTTAGTCTTTTTAGCTAGTGAGTCTAATGTATTTCCTTCATAGTAATATAACTTGAATAATTCTCTGTCATACCAATTTTCTAGCTTGTCTAACTCTACATCTATTATTTCTAACTTATGTAATTGAGCATTGTCTATTTCTGCGTTAGGAATGTTTGATAGACTCTTATAATAATTATTATCATTTCCATAGTCAAGATGATTACTAGAGACGCTAACATTGTTAGTAAAACTATCAATACGTGTATAATACTTTTCATACTTATAATAAAAATTACTTCTCTTACTTGTCAATGCCCGTCTTAGTGCTACTGCTCCGTATCTTGTTAACCCATCTACTCCGTCTTTATCGTATATTGACTTTAGTGTTGTTGGATTCATTTGCATAAAATACAACATTAATTCTTGTACTGCTTCGTTTATCTTGTTTTCATCTGTCGTTAATCTGTATGACATTTTTCTAAACTTATCTGTAAGCTTAGCTATTTCAAGATATATCTTATTCATTTGTAGTTTCTAATAAACTTATTTTATCTACTGTTTCTTGTAGTATTTCTTCAAGGACTACCTTATACGTTCTTATTACTGCTCTGTTACGTTTAGTTTCAACTCCAGCAAAGAAAGCATTTGTAGCTACTGATAAGTTAATTGGTATTATCATAAGCCAAGAATAATAGTTGTTTTCTTCAACTCCACTACCATAACCATTATGATATTCTAATATAATTTTTAAAACATCTTTGTAATTATTGTACTTAGTTTTACTACTTACGTCTTTTGCAAACTCTTTACACATATTAAT